CGCTGGGAATACTGGATAGGACCCCGCCTTACGGCTTTCCCTACCCAGGTGATGCTCAAATGCATGTAAATATTTTCTACTCCAGGTACCCCTTTTCAGGGCTTCCAGAGCACGAAGATAATAGTGCAACATTAAATTCTTAGGAATCAAACTAGACAAGGCAGTTGCCGGTCTCCGAGTTGAGCTTCTCCCTTTCGACCTTTCGGCTTATTGGATTAACATCTCAATCCGCGACACTTACCACTCTATCGCTCTCCCTAAGTTATTTATTCCTTATCTCCAAGTGAACGCCACAGTCTCGTAGGAAACAGAACAGAAGGTTTTGCCTTCAACTCTGTCTTCTCTCCGATCTTACGCGGACCATGGATCAGGGAGTTCTCAGTCCGAGTCTTTACTCAACTTAAGAACTTCTCATCTAAAAGGGGTTTCCCTTTCGATAATTTGAATCTGTCAACTATCGAACGATAGTCAGACAGGTCGCTCTTAAGCTGAGGTATGGACTTGGACCAATAGGCTTCCTGGATTCAGAATAGGACATTATAACAAGGTCCAGTAAACCACGGAACGCAGTCATTGTACGCGTCCGCGATTAACTTCGCCTGGTCATAAAGTCCCTTCTCCATCCAATCCACTGTCTGCTTGTTACCTGAATATGTTCCACGAGTCGGCATTAGAGCCTGAACTCGGTCGATTCTAAGCTGGTCCTTAAGGGCCTGCTCAGTGATCTTTTCGGACGCGTTAAGTGGAAGTACAGGCCAGTATTCACTGGTCTGCACAATCCATTGGGGACGAATATCCCAAGACTTGATGTTAAGTCAAGAATTGGTATTCATACCTAAAGGACCCCACGGAGACGCCCTCCATATTCCAACAGTAGCAAGCTTCTTGTTGATTTTATCAAAAGTAGCCGACAGGTGTCCACGAACTCGGTACCCTAGACCTAGGAAACCAGAAATTGATTTAGCACCCAGTCCATACTTAGTGATGAACTCGGTACTACATTCAAAATCAGCCAGCGCTGCCACCATTTCCTTAAAAGGAACTGGTGAACAGTCTGTGCCCTGAACGTAGAATCGTTTCGCAAACTCTAGAACCCCTTTACGGGAGACTAAAGATTTGTGAATTCCGATTCCAACGCCCAGAGTTTCCATAAGCGTCAGGTACGAGCCCGCAACATCCCCGTTAGCTATAATGATATCATCACCAAGAACTGCGTAATCTCAGAAAGAACCTCAAGTAAACCCTTTACGGGCTGCGGCCCAATGAACAATAAAGTGGTGCGTTAATGCAAGCATTGGTCAAGATGACAATGCACCCATTGGCTGTCCCACTGCATAACGAACAACCTTCGGCAATTTGCCCTTCACAACTACTCCTTTTGGGAGCATTTGAGGTACTACATACGAACGTCCTACCAATAAGTGGCTCCAAGCCCAACCAAAATCTCATCCGAAGATTCAATTTAAAAGTTGAGCCTGAAGGCTCACTGGCAGTCTATCCGTCGCAGCACTTAGGTCATAACATCAAAAACGGGTTTTCCCCGAGTCGATTAATGACTGAACAGGAGCAAACTGATCGAAGGTTCCGTCACTAGGCAGGTGTTCCAGCTTCTTGAATATAAAATCATGAAGCGGACCCAGTAACCACTGAGTCCAACACTCGACCATAGCAAACACACGAACCTTACCGGCAGCCTCCAATTTCAGTCCCAATTTTCCAATTGGGAGAGCTATTGGTTTCACACCGGCTTTCGCCTCCTTTCAAACCTTAACAAACTTACTTCCTTCCGGGAGGTAAGCTAGTAAACGTTCAAAAGAAGGGTACACCTCATTGGCCATTAGGAACGAAGCTCCGTGAAGAATCCCCTTTGGGGACCACGAGACTTTGCGTTTACCTTGGAGACAAGGTGTTGACTTGGTCAACGGTCTAAAATCGGGATCGTCAAGAAAGGTTTCACCTTTCTTTAGGTGTAAGACAATAGAGAGGAAAGAGCTTATGGCCCTTGCCATCTCCGGCTCCACAGAAGAGAAGTCTCTTCCGGCGTCAGTGATCGTCGACAACTTCAGGACACCAGGAAAGCTTAGAACTCGATAAATCGAGAACCAGCTCAACCAGATGCGAAGAATTGTTCGATCACCTTGTCTAATACGCCTACGGTGCTCACGGGGAATAATCCCCGGGAGACCGCCACGATCGCGACCTACAGCAGTCCCTAAGGACTGACTGGCGTGCAGATGATGCCCACCCACGGACTGCATTGTAAGAACATAACAGTTTTTACAGTACAGTACGAGCCCCTTACGCCCTTGTGAGCGTAAGAGGTTGGAGTAGCGTCGGATGCACACAACGGCTGAACGAGCCAATGCTGCAGTATTACCCCCACGGATGGTCCAATTGACTTTTAATAGTCAATTAACCCACCCGCGACCTCCATTTCTAGAGATCATACCATTTAACATTTGAAGAGTTCTTTGAACATCACTTCGACGAGAGGAAATTTTGTTTCTTTTCATTGAGTGAGTGTTCAAATCTTTGGATACTTTGACCTACGGCCCCGGATTGGTCACCGGTATTAAGATGGCCTCGTCTTTAGACGAATTCTCGCTACTCCCAGAACTGCGGATTAATTTCACCTTTCGGCTACTCAATCTCCTGTCCAGTTGTGGTTTCGCACAAAGTATCGGGTTGAGAGACCCGGAGC